GTTACTTTTTATATTTTCTGTCTTAATAAAATCCATTATTTTTTTATTACTATAGCCTTTTCTTCCTCCTTCGCCTATATGACGATTGAAAAAATCATCTCCTGTAACAGATTTTATTTTACTTTTATTTATCTTTTCCCTGAAATTTAACCTGTCTTCCCTCAATATCATCAACATACCAAGAGCAGATATATCATCGAAGTTGTCGTCCGGATTCCATCCTATTGTTTCTTTAAGAAGCGGAATTGATCTTATCTTATCAAGATTTATAATTTCAGAATCTTCAGGCTCTCCATATGCAGGACTGCTCATCCATTCAAGTGAACGCTGAAGACCATACATATTAACTGCAGGAGAAGCCATCGTACCTTTCGAGTTATTCCCGAAAGTGTTTGACTTGCTTATTCCCTTATCCCTAAGTATCTCAGGCTCATCAACAAGCAGGTGTAAATTGTTCTTGTTGTAGAAATATCCGTATAGACCTTTCTTGTTACGTTCATAATTACCTACCGCATTGTAAAACTTGAGGATTTTTCTGACCGTTTCAAAAAACTTATCGGCTGTTTCAGGTCTTCCTTTGTAATGACAAACTATTCTGTCAGTAAGTAGATCAAGGACAAAAATAGAACCAACAGAGCTTGTTGTAGATTCATCGTCATCGTAAGTGTCAATACCAGCAATGTAACGCCCATAAGGGACTTCGCCAATCTCATTAGTAACTGGCATTTCGTAGATTTCAATAACTCCCTTATGCTTGTTACTTTTAATCGGGAAATCGTGGAGTGGAGGGTCTGTTTCATTATATTCAAATTTAACTTTTTGATTTACAGCATCAATAACAAGATTGGCTTTCCAAATGCTGTCAACATATGTTTTTCTGTTAGTCTCTATTACAGAGAGTCTTGCAGATGCTCTGATCGTATCGAACATTGTACCCTGAACTCTCAGGAATGCTTCAGCAGGATTCTTAGGCTGCTGAGTAACAAATTTATTATATGCTGCACGTGATCCTCTTCTTCTTTTCGCACGTTTCTCATCGAGAGACTGTTCAGCAATAACCCTCATCGAGTTACCTTCCTGATCAACAAACGGAAGAACTTCGGTCTTTTCCTTACCTTCTATATAATAAGTCTTGATAACCGATCCCGGATAATACCACATATCGTCGATAAACCATCCGCAATCACCTGTCGCATTCTCATCATAAATATTCTCATAAGCCATAAGTCCGTAAGGCTCAGGATCATAGAACATTTCAGCAAAATCTTTCGTACCTTTTTCCATATCACCACCAGTTCCCCATATAAGAGGGATGCCTGTCATGATGTCTCCATCACGGAAGGTCGGTTCTGATATAGTGTATGCAGTTAAAAGGTGCTCGAATTTACCTGCTTCTTCAAATCCCATAAGGTCAGTTGATTCTCCGATAGACTTGAAAGGGTTATCTTTAAAGGAAACAGCCTGAATTTCAGACATATAACCATCTTCAATCTCAATACCAGTATAAGGATTCTTAATCACGAAAGAGGCTCTGAAATGATCTCTTTTTGATAATTTTCCTTGTTTTTTACCCCAATCTGTAACTCTATTAACGTGATTTATGGTATGATGAATACCATCAAGCGTAACTTTATAATGACCTTTTTCATATGCTGCAAGAATATTGGTTGACGCAGGAATGAAATTGAAGTTATATGCGTAAACTCCACCTGTTACCTGATACGTAAATCCTTTTCTACGACTCTTTGCTACGATCATCCCTTTCTTAGGGTGATTCCTGTAAGGTCCTTCTGCAGCACATCTTTCATATTCGTGAAACCAGTAGAAATTATGATCCAAGAAACGTGGCAGTGTAATGATCTTTCTATTTTCACCTTCCTTTTCTGCTCCTGTAATCGGGTCAATTGGTCTCGCCTTAATCATACAAAAGTTCAGGTAGAAATAATGTCTTCCTGTAACTCTCACTCCACCAACGCTATAACCATTAATAACCCGTTTTTCCTGTTCATCCCAATAATCATTGTAATCTTTTGATCCGAATGGAGCATTGGTATAATACCCACGACGAAGAAAATTTCTCCCTTCTTCCTGAAATACTCCCGTATTCACGAATTTAAGATAAGTTTGATCCGTATTCCGGATCGGATTGGGTACTCCTTCCCAAGGATGTGCGACTATTATGTCTGTCGGTGGCGTTATAATTCTCCCCATTCCTTCATTGGTATATATTTGATTTCTATAAGTGATCCTGCTTTGCAACAACCATCAGCGTTTCCGACTGTTGGAATATTGTCTGCAGAATAGTCTTTTCCGCAAATCATACACTTATATAAAACCCTCATTTTAATCTTCTCCTCTTCCATACATTTATCACATATAAACTGATGTTCACCATTAAAAAATTCCTTGCAAATCGTGCAAGTTCCATAATGATTTCCCATTAACCATTTAAAATTAATTTTGAAATGTAAATACCTCCAAGACTTCCGGTAAGTGCACCAAGTATAAAGCCTATAATTTTTGCTTTTCTGTTACCATTATCAACAATTTGCACTATTATGAAAAAATAAAGTAATGCTATAATAACATCTGTTACGCCTGTCCAGAAATAATCTGCCATAACAGTACTTCTCATGTTAAACGTACCTACAAAATTCAAAATCAGTTGTACAAAAAACATTGTAAGTGCACTCTTTATCATATTAACCTCTTCTTTCTGGCGGTAATTCTCGTTTTCCTATTGTTGATCCTCCTCTGAGTTGCATCTGATCCGCAAGTTCTTTTTCAACCTCTTCTCTCAAAAGCTTCAACCCTTTCACAAGATCGCCAAGCTGTTTAACATTAGCAATAAAATTCTTTGCAGCTCTTCCCTCATCGTCTGCAGCGAAATCCACATTCTGAAAATAAATTCTCAGTTTATCAATTCCTATCTCTGCATCGGACAAAAGCTCCATTGAAAGAGTAGTCTGCAACTCCTTATACTTATTCTGTGCTTCCACAATCGCCATGTCCACAGGATGATCCCTGTCACCATATACGTCAAGTTTGATTTTTGAATCTCTTGTATCAGGATGATAGTTCCTGTAAATCGACTGGAAATCAGTAGAATAGTAGATATAAGCAAGGTCCATTAAAGCCTTCTCCTTACTCTTGCTTTTATCCCTGTCCCAAAGCATTTTGAATTCTCTTATGACAAGAGCTTCAGGCTGAATGGTCAGAGCATTATTTGACAGTTCAATTAGATTTTTCATCTTCTTCTTTTATAGCAGGTCTAAGACCTATTGATCTTCTTGTTGTAGTATTTACATTAGTGTTAGTGACATCAGAGATATTTTTAAAGAATGTCCACCCGAAGAATTTAAAAGTTCTCGTAGCAATCTCTTTTGTAACAATCTCATAATCACGTGTATGTTCCCTATCAACTTTCAGTTTTCTTTCTATCATCTCTTAATTTTTTAAAAAATTCTTTACGACCTTCTTTTACAGAAAACAATCCCCATTTGATTATTCTCACAGAATCAAACCTTAACTTCTCCTTATCGCCTTCACCAGCTATCTGAACAAAAAATCTGAATGGAGCTTCAACTATCTCTTCAACCTGAGACACTTTAAGTCCGTATTTCTTAGCAAGATATTCAAGGTGATTCTTCGTCCTCTTCGATCTCATAATTACAATTACAACGGTCTTCTATATATAAATCTATTTCTTTCCAGCATTCGTCACATACAAGAGATGTCACACCATTCGGACCAAGAGCAAGATGTGTACCTTCTTTTGGTTTTCGTCCCACAGATTCACATCTTGTACATAACTTCTTCTTATCCATTATATTACAATTTGTACAATAGTTTCTCTTTCTCTTGTATTATCTGCAAGCAGTGAATTGTAAGCTGTAATATCATCCTTAATATCGTATCCGGGATATCCGTCAGTATATTGAAGACTTATTTTAACTGTGTCGATTGATCCGTCCCTTTCAATGACGTGAACCACTTGCGAAGCTTTTGTGACAAGGTTGAGGTAACGGTCACTGTAAACATTATTACCCACAATACTACCAGAACGACTATATATATCAGTAATATTAGTAAAATGTACATGACCAAAGATGGCGTAGTCGAGTAAAATCCCTTTCGCTGCATACTTGCCAAAAATTTGCTGCATTGCAGCCTGACCTTCCTTAATAGTTGTACCATGTGTTACAAGGATGTTTGAATTGTTAACATTTATTACCTGTTCTACAGGATCGCCATTAATAAAGGTCACGCCTTTTGATTTTGCGAATAAGAGTTTCAACATATTATATATAAGGTAATCATAATTGTCACTCATGGCAATTTCGCTCATTCCGTGTTCAATTTTTACCCTTGACTCGTTTCCACTTACTCCTACAATAGTTATGTTTGCAGAACGGTTTATATCCTGTATGAAATGATAAAGAATCTGAGTGGCAATAATAGCAGCTTTCATCCTGTTAGTGGACATATTCATCATCTCGTCGAGTCTCCTGTCTGAATTGATGATGTCTCCTGTCAGTGCCAGTACAATATTCTTTACTTTATAGAGTTCTGCAAATTTACGAATTTTTCCGGCATATTTCTGTAATCTTTTTGCACCGATAACAAAATTATACAGATTATCCGGAAGTGTCACAAGCTCATTGAAATGTGCATCTGTGACCTGCACTACCAGTACAGGACCTTCGTGTTCCGGATGTTCATAGGTTATTGGTTTAAATGTCTGATTGCCTAATTGTTCGATAAGAGCTTCGTTCAGTGCGGTGAGTGCGTTCTCAACTCTTGCGTGTTCTCTGAATTCTTTGCGTAAAACTCTTGTCTCGTCTGTTTTTCTCTGCAACTGCTTTAATTTGCCGATCATCATGTCGGTCCTGATGTCCTCAGTTGTGTGTCGTCTTCTCACGCTTTCGATGGAGATTCTTTCTTCTCCCTGAGCATTCTGATGTATCCTTGTTTTTACAACTTCACCGGGATCGAGTCCCATTTCTGTTATAAAATTTTCTATGATTCCTATATCCTCAAAGGAATCTTTTTTGTGATAACTCCATTTGTATCCTGCTGAAGTGTCTCTCATTCCATTAGCACACCTGCGTATGCATGACTCATCAACACCATTAGCTTTTGCAGCTTCTGCAATAGAGTTGTAATCTGTCACGTAATGACCCTCAAGATCATACTGATAAACTAATTTTGCCATTTTCCTTGATTATTTTTAATTAACGTTAAATAAAGTCTTTCTTCCTTAACAATCATGTCATGACTGTACAAAGGATGACTCTTCTCCCATCGTTTCAATAACGAATGAAGGTCTATAGCTTGGTTACTTACCTCATCTACAGACCCTTCAAATATTTTGCTATACACTATTCTCTGATTTGAATTTAAATTCAATCTGCGAATGTTGCATGTATGAGTATTTAAATTTCGGATTAATCTCATCTTTATCCTTTACTAACAATCCAACCTGTCTTAATTCCTTATATATATTGTAGAGATTCGCTTTCGATATTTTGAGCTTATCCGAAATCTCTTCCCTCGTTTTGAAGTCAAACACCAAACGGTTCGTTACTTCTTCGTCTTTTCCTGAGAACTTATGATTATAGTACAAAATCTCTGCAAATACTTCTCTCTGTCTTTTCCTTAATCCGTTGAAGGGTGAGAAAACCCTCAGTATCTCTATCAGTTGGTGGAAATATTTCTCAGGATTCGTAGTGATGTTAAATACCATTAGTTTAAGTATATTACATGTCTTATTATTTTTGGTTCTTTTTGTTGGAGAAATGCATTTATTCTTAACTTTTCCAGATTTACAAAAGTGATTCCTGCAAGAACAAGATCACTAATGATCTGATTTACAAAGTTTTCTTCAATATCTAATGGAGTTTCAAACTCTTTCATCGGGGTAATCTTTTCATATATGCTTCCTGCTTTCGATGAGGATAATATGAAATACAAACCCTTTATACCTTTTACATCTTCTCCTACAAAATATTCTACAGTAAAGTTCATTGGCATAGAATGGAAAGTTGTGTTGAGCACCATTTTCAGATGCTCAACAAACTCATTATTTCTATCTTCCAGTACTTTTACTTTCATTTAAAGCTTTCTTGTTAAACCCTGTAACAACATCTGTTCCACTTGATGAATCATAACAGATTATTGTTGGTAGAGGGAATGTCGGCTGATAAGGCTGAAGTATCGGAAACTGAACCGGGTTATGAATGTTTATAACACTCCAATTATAATTAAACACCACAGTTTTCAGCAACGTATATTTCACCCAATCGTCACCAAGCATCTGCTCAACAGTTTGGACAAATGTACTTAAATTTGTTGATTCTTCCAAAGTTATGAGCTTCTTTTCAGTGTCAATCATGAATTTCATTATACTTCCTCCTTAGCTTGTTTGATTTCGTCTTCAGTTCTTGCCTTTCCGACTTTGACAACCTCGATCTTCTTTGCCTTCTTCAGTTCGTTTTCTTTCTTGGCTTTTTCCATTTCAGCCTGTTCCTTCGCTTCTTCTTCCTGAATCAGTACCGCAACCTTCTTATGTTCTTGTCTTACATGGTAGAATCTGATGTTCAGCTCGATCTCCTCGACCTGCAGCCTCTTCAGCTCAACCGACTCTCTCAGTCTCTTCTTGTAATCAGCAAGGTCCATAGCAGCTTGCTTTCTCATTCTTTTAATTTCTTCCTGTGTAGGAAATCTTTGAGTTTCAGGTTTGTTAGCCTGAACTTCTCCTTCTTGTTTTACTTCTTCACTCATAGTTATTAAAATTTAATTATTACTTTTTCTTACTGACTTTGAGATTGGTCTGCTTTACTGCATCACGATCCCAATCGTATTGTTTTACTACCTTATTATTATAGTTCCTGCTTGATTCGCCTTTGAACCAAGCTTCGGTAAAACCTGCATATTCTTTAATGGGTTCTCTGAATTGTCCGCATACAGGACAGAAACTATACTCACACTCAAACCTCATAAGTTTCTCATTCCAAGTATAAGTAATCCTTGGATAGTGTTCTTCCTTATCGAAGTTATCACACTCTTTATTCTGGCATTTGAATTTTGGCATGTTCGATGACTCTTTTCCATTTATTAATTTCTCTTTCACGAATCAGACGAAGGTTGCTATGACGGTTTTTAAACTCCTTCTTTACCTTAGCCTTGTATCCTTTAATTCTTTCAGGAAGGTCTTCAAACCTGAATTCCCTTTCGGTCCAGTTCATGTAACCACCTTTATTAATCCTGAAAAATTTAACAACAACATTACCTGCACCGTTCGCTCTCACCTCAGCATGGCGGTACTCCGTTAAAAATCTTGCATATAACCTTACTATCCTGTCGAGATAGATAAGATCGTCAACAAGTTTCGGATCAAGTATATCAATAAGTTCTACTACTTTCTTCATATCCATTGGGTTTTGACAAAAGTAATATATAATATTATATTATCCAAATATTTTTCATAGTTTCTTTGCTACCCTTACGTAACATGAAGCAGAGCCGGGTTTAAATGTAAAAGCCTCCGCAGGACGCAGAGGCTCGTTACAGAGAAATGTTGTTTTAACCATTAAAACAACCGTACATGATACTGCAAATATACAACCCTTTTTTTAAAAATGCAAATATTTCTTTAATTAAGTTTGCATTTCTTCATTGGGATTTGGTTCATGGTCACCATCATTATCAATGACACCACCACCGCCTGTTCCTGTCTGAGGAACTGAAGCAGGTTTTGATTTTATTGAAAGAACCACTAAACCAACATTTCCGAAGAACCATAGGAATCCTGCAATAAACACTGCAAAATTTGAAGGTTCAACTTTTGATCCAGAACCAGCAATTAACCCCATTACAAAGAAAAAGTTAACTACCATAAATAATCCGAACACTGTCTGTGTTAAAAACTCAAAAATTTTTTTAGTCATAACGTCATGAATTTTAAATTGTTAATTATTACTGTTACTGCAAAGATAAAACTTTTTTCGGAAAACACTTGACTTTCTCAAAAATTTTAATTAACTTCGCAGCTGAACGCAGTGAATTTAATTCTTGTAATTAAAAACACCCACCTTTTTTTCTTTTGCTACTTTTCTTTTGTTGTTCATCGTGCCGATTCCGGAAACCCTGTAAATTCATTTATCTCTTCGGGTTTTACAACATCCTCAATTTTCACCTTCTCTTCAATCCTGTACGTCTTTTCTCTACGCTCCATTTGCAGAGCATAATGCAGAATCGCTGCATAATTAATCAAGTCCTGTACAGTATCAAATATAGTCTCCTCTTTGACACTTGCATCTTTAAGTATCAAATTCCCTATCCTTGTTGTCTTATCTGTCAGTCTGGTAAGAATACCTTGTGACATCTTGACATTAGCTACTAATGCTGATACCTGAAAATTCTTCATACTGTCAGAATCTCCTGCATAATCAGCATTCTTCTTCCTCATTGTACTGAGTGCATCAGCAAACAATTTCTCTGTTGATTCAATTAATCCTATCATATTTATTTGATTTAGTTTCTTCTCCGGATACAAATATATGACAATCAGATCACTTTTCAAAATTTTTTTGGTAAAAAAATAAAATTTTTTGGAGATGCGAAAGGGGGGAGGACCTACCATTCGACCCCCACTAAGTTTTGGCGTTGGGAGTGTCCCCGTCACAGTTGCTATGGACTTTACAATAGTTCGGATTGGCGATGTTACCAGCAATGGTAATCGTATCGTCAAAATGCAACACAGAGTTGAGACTGAAACCGTTCTTGGAACGATGAGGCAGTCTGAGACCTATTATGCTGCAGTTAAGGCTGAGAGCGTAAAGGTATCAGAGGGCAACACTATCAGTCTTGACCCTTCACAGTTCACGGTTACAGAACGTCCGTTCGTTAACCCTGAGACAGGTGAAGAGATTATGCTCAAGTGGCTCAGCCTCAAGAGGTAATCGCTGTGTTGTCGGCAGGTGCACCGATAGGTGTCACGTGCTCGGAGGTCTGACCAGCCTTCGTGAATAACCAAGTGTGTCTTTTTTCGTTTTCCTCTTTACATACATATTGTTTTATCGCAATAATGTGCTGATTATCAGTCAGGTCGAGAGGGAGCTGCATCAAAGCTCCCTACTTTTCCTCTCTTTTCCTCTATTTGAATTATCATACCTTCAATATAATATAGCGTATTAACCAATAAATCTACATATCGTGAAACATCTATTATTTTTAACAGTCCTGATCATAGCTCTTGCATCATGTGAGAAGCCGAATGATCCTAATCCTTCATTTTCCTTTAATGGTACATGGGAAAACTATAATCCTGAGCCAACAAACTCTCCGTACAGCTATCATATTCTTATTGACGATAACAAAGTGCTAAGATTTAATTATATCGTCAACGGAATAACGCTTGTTACTGCAAAATTGATAGATCAAACATTTGACGGTGAAGAATTAACGTTGAAAGGTAATTATAGTTACGAAGACAACATGATTTATTTCCTTGCTAAACTGTATTTTACAGATAGCAATGATGAATTATGGATGATGATCAACAAATCAATGGATGGTTATCCTAATAAACTTGACTCAACACCAATACCATTAACAAGAGTAAAATGAAATGTAATCCTGAATACCCAATGAGACATCATCCTTCAACACTCGCAGTAGTGTTGTTAATTGGTGCAGCTGTTGCATTCTGCATATTATTCTGTTCTTGTGAAAGCAAGTCAGGTAATCTTGTTGCAAAGCAACAGTATGAAGCTAATCATCCACAAGTTAAAGCTGTAGTTCTGTCATTAGCAGATGTCAGTCAGACTATTGGAGATGAAACTCACACATGGGAAAATGTTTACCGTCTCAAAGATGTGGATGCAGGAGTTGTTTTTAACAAACAATTCTCAATGCCTGTCTATTATGAGGTTGGAGACACAATTCTCGTACGCAAATGAACCTGATTACAATAAGAGGTGGAATAGTTTCAACCACCTCTTTACAAATCTTTTATCTGAAACATTATCCTCTACATTCCAAACTACTTAAAGTTATTGAGGAGGAATTCCTCTACATCATGAATTGACCATAATCTCAATTGTAAGTCCTGTTTTATTCCCTTATCAGGCAAATAGCCAAAGTAAGACTTATATAAAGGGAACGCAATGTTGCATTGAACCAAGATATTACTATAAATATCTGTTACGCAATTACTAACTCAAATTGTGTAATCCTCACTTCGCAAGGGTTGAGTGGCTGTAAGATTATTCTAAATGCGAACATAAAAAAATAAAGAATGTTGCTGATACAATGAGATAACTACTCATAAGTCTGTAATCAGAGTATTGCAGAGTGGATATAAGGCAGTAAAACTTGCAGTGAATGCAAGATGTAATCCGTTTGATACCACATAGGCAGCGTTCTTTCCAACATAATTATCAGGAGGAGATGTTCTACTTGATCGTCATTGCGACTGTTGAGTCATAAGGAACTTAATGCAAAAGGGTCTGAAGCCAATAACAGCGTCTTACTGATAATTTACTAAACTCGCTATACCAACACATTTTATAAGCTATGATACATTTTAATCACGACGCAAACACCTTTCAGGACTCAATAGTCTGTGAAGGTAAATCTTTCAACGAACATTTCCATGTTAACCCTGACTTCATGTTGGATGACACAATGGATAAAGTTGGTGAGAAATTGGACAAGACATCAGTTAATCTTGTTGAGACCGTAAAAGCAATTGATGAGGAAGCTAAAAACCTCTCATTGTTTATAACCTGCTGCTATCTGTTTGCAAAAACAGTCATCAGGTGTAATGGCATAATTAAAATAGCTGTTGCACAGAAGATGATACCAGCAATGAAAGGTGAGAAAAGCCTTTCACATATCATTGAAGGTTTCTATGAAGCAATTGCAAAGGATTTTGCTGCTAAAGAAGATGAGCGTATTATCATCGGATTAACAGCGTTCCATGCAGGATTCATGGGTGCTATCCTCAGAGAATACGAAGAGTTTCAATCTGAAATGATGAGACCAAAACCCGATCAGGGATTGACTTCTCTTCTCACTGCTCTTAAACAGCTCTCAAATGCATTAAAAGAAGATTTGGAAGCTGCAAAGAAATCTGATATTCCTCCGCCTATTGAAAAGTTGAAAGACTTGGATAATCCGGAGAAGAAGAACTAACTCTTCGGAGTTCGGTCGCTTATGATCGTTAAATAAACTGCGAAAGCAGGATAAAGGGAGGTGTACGCCAAATATCGTACACTTCCCGACTTTATCAGCAATGATAGAGTTTGAGTAAGCACACAGAGAATCATATTTGCGTAATAACAGAGCCAATCGGTGAGTTATCGCAGATATGACCAAGCATTAGCCGATGTTTGGTTGAGTGGTGTAAAAGCTGCAATAAGGGAATCTGTAGGCATTGGTACGAAATGTTGATTATCCATCTTCATTAGTGCTGATGTCAGTTTGATAAGGACACACTGTATGAAAATACAGAACTGTTCTTGAAAGACCGTATCAGGGATGGTACAGCGAGTAGTGCAGTATTGTGTTGTTCAAAAGATAACACAGCTGCAAACAGGGCACTACTTGCACAATCGGTTATATTTATACTAACGCTCGGTAAGAGCATAAATATGAATAGAAAGCATAAGTCTCTGTTCGTTCTTCATACAAAGGTGACTACACAGTATCCGGTTGTCGGATGCACCAAAGGATCGCAAGTCCAATGGTATTCTGTAAAAAGTTTTTTATCAGCATCGACGGATGTTTTTAAGGAATGAGTACACGGAGAGTAGTATAAGAACGTGAAGAGTAATGAGCTATACTCATTGTCACTGGCTGTTATAGGCTGCAAAGTCTATGGATAAAGAAAGAACTGATAATGTTCTGAAAGACAGACCATTAGAAGATGTAATCTCAATCTTCTACGCTCTCAATTGACAAGCCTCCACGTGGCGAGAGTGGATAACCAACTAATTGTCAGATATATCAGATAAAAAGACGAGTGCTGATATAGATAAATACCCTTCCAAAAGGTATGAATACATTCAGAGGTAGTAAAGATTCCCGATGCAGTATCTGATAATCTATATCTCTGATATATTTTAAAGAAATTATAATATAACGTCAGGTCACACTGTTAGGTTGTGATGAAAGATGATCTGATAGTTATGGTGCGTGGGAATTGGAGAAATGCCTACGTTAATAAATAGATTTCTCTAATATTAAATCCAACCAAGGGAGGCTCTCTCACCTTAGAATTTGGGAGCTTTCCCTTTTCTTATTATCTTTGCGAACCAATACACATAATATAATGGATAATAAAACTTACAAACAACTGCAACAGAGAAGACAGGAAAATAAGAAAGATGATGTCTCCAAAGATTTTCAGAATGCCAGAAAGATTGTTATAGGCAATGCAGATGCTCAAAGAAGAGCAAACCTGCTGAAAAATGCTGAATACGGTCTTGGTAAAGTGGAAAGAAGAGGAAATCATTTAGTTTATACTGTCGGTAGTGAAGAATACGGGTTTATTCAATACCTCATTCTTGGTGCAGCAAACTCTTTACCCGGTATTAATGTACCTCATGAACAAAGATGACAGAAACTATCAAGAATTCTTCAAGGAAGAAATCTATGATGGGTTTGTCAATTTTTTAATTGGCAAATTAGGTTGTGCAAAAGTAATTGCACTTATTGGTGATGACCCTGTTTTTACAAAGAAAGGTGTGCATGTGCAGCTCAGAAGACTGTTCAATGAATTTTTGTCTAACAACAAAAAACTTGAAAAAGTCTATGCTGCAAATGATGGTAAATGCTATTTGCAACGCAATATAGCGAATGAACCACTTGCATTCCCTGTAAATGTAAATGACGACGACCTGATGGTAAGACAGAATTTACGTCCACCATCATTTATTCCTGCTGATTTTAACTTCGTAAGAGCAGGTAAGAACACGAAGCGTACTGCTGATCCAATCAAAAATCAGGTTCTGAAAGGAGATTGGAAAGAGCATAAATTTGGTGCACCTGTGAAACTTGTTGTCCATTTCAAAAGGAATTATGCAGCAGCAATTGGTAAAACAACGATTACCTATGATGTGAACTCAAAAGAAGAGGTTGCAGACATTCTGTTCGACAGATTTAAGGACAAAGTAGCGTTTGCACAGTGTCAGGGACATAAGTTTGAATTTGTAAAACGCAGACCGCATCATGTCAACAAGAATCCCGAACTACACGGTCAGGTACAACAGTGATCCAAAACTGGTGACTGACAATCACAAGTCAGATGTATTATTCCTACTCGATGTTGACGAAAGAAATTTTGATGACATTGATGAGGCAGTAAAATTTCTGACTGAGTGTACAAGTCCGATTACATCAATTGAGGATATTGTTCCTGAATTGAAGAAACTCAAAAAGCCTGAGAGTCTTGCATGGATAATGCCTGAATCCCATATCAGACCAAAACATATTCTGATGGATGATATGGAAGAAGTTTTCTCAAACCGGGACTCATACGGATGGAAATAAAGAGATGGGGGTGACATTGGTTTTGACAGCAGTGTGAAAGTAATTATTGCGACAGGTATTGGTTATTACCATAAAGAACCACAATCAATAAAGGACAACGTATTTACTATGTTTCCTGCTCAGGCTTTAAAAGCCGCTGCGTAAGCAGATATGAGCCGGGTGCGATGAACCTCGGAACAGAATCACGCAACGCAATTTCCTGCTTTTATGGTTACTAAAGCAGGTGGTGGAGCAAGACTGTCCTCAGTCCTGCTTGTCCGTAAGCTAAACGGAATATTGTCGTAGATATAATTATCATTAATATTGTTGGACGTGGGTTCGATCCCCACCACCTCCACAAATTTGTCTAAAAACTGACAGATATTTTCAAAACAATTTCTTAATTATTAATTAAAACAACGTACCATGAAACTAAAAGTGTCAAAATGGGAAGAAAAGGCTGGAAACGAACTGACAGCCAACGGTTTAATCAGGGTTAACCCCAACAAACCAGAATTCGGTTCACTGATGCTCATCTCAACCGTAGCAGCTCTGTCAAACGGATTCATGAATGTCAAAAACAAGGTCGGCTTCATTGTCGGTCGTGTTGCTGATCTGACAAACATGATCAAGGAGTACGGTCTGAAAGATGGCGACGATTTCTCAACAAAAGTTGCTCCTCACAGGATTGTGACTCTTGAAAAACTGGAATCTGAGATTCCGGAAAATCAGGGTTTCCGTGAGAAAATCAACCCAAGTACCGGAGAAGTTCTTACCAAAAATGGTGAGAGCATATACTGGAAAACTGAGGTTGTCGCTGAAGGTTCTGATGTTCAGGATACCTACATCAAACATGATGTGGAAACTGAAGATGCAGCCGTCAGGGAATTTCAGACACAGGGAGCTTCGGCAACGAAATAGTTTCCTACAGGGAATTTAGGAGAATCCCCCTCTATAATGAGGGGGAACTCCTTTATTATTTATCTTAATATAATTTATTATGAGTACTAATGTCAAAAAAGTATGGGTGTATGATATCGAACAGTTCAAGAATTACCACTGCTGTACGTTTAAGGATAGAGATAATCCTTTAGATATCAGACAATTCGTGATTTGCGAATCACGAAATGACATAGACGCATATTACAAGTTTCTTAAAGAAGAAGTAGCAGGATTAATAGGATTTAATAATGTGAATTTTGATTATCCTCTTTTACATACTTTAATGCATTTGATGAAAGGATATCAGCATGGAATTGTAACACCCGATCCAAAGATGATAAACATATTATTGAAAGAAGATGTGGACAGGATATTAAAAGAAGATTATAGTTCAGTGCCAGAGAATGAGGTATTGATACCACAACTTGATTTATACAGGATACATCATTTTGATAACAAGGCTAAACATACAAGCTTAAAGGCTGTTGAAATAGCAATTAACTTTCATAATGTTCAGGATATACCATTTGATGAAGATCATCTTGTAGAACCTGAAGAAATACAATTGATTCTTGATTATAACCTCAATGATGTTGAGGCAACATATCAATTTTATCTGCTTACAAAAGATATGATTGAGCTGAGAAAGAAACTCGGAAATAAATACAATATTAATTTAAGGAATGCAAATGACCCAAAAATAGGTCAGGAAATATTCGGAAGACAGATAGCAATCAAAAAAGGATGGAGCTACAGATACATTAAAGATATGAGAACATACCGTCATTATATAGACTTGAAAGACTGTATTTTACCTTATATCTATTTCAATTCCAAAGAGTTCAATGAACTATTGGAAGACTTAAAATCGACAGTAATTGAAACTACATATAATGCTTTTGAAAAATCAGTCATATACAAAGGATTCAAATATGATTATGGTACAGGCGGTATTCACGGCTGTATTGAACCCGGAATATATGATGCAGATGATGAATATACAATAGTGGATATAGATGTTAAATCATATTATCCGAACTTGGCAATAGTAAACAGATTTTATCCTCAGCATCTTGGACCGGAGTTCGTGGATGTATATGAGGAATTGTTTGAAGAAAGAATGAAGGCACAAAAAGAAGGAGATCAGGCAACAAATTCAGGATTAAAACTTGCACTCAATGGGGTGTATGGTAAATCAAATGATAAATTCAGCCTGTTTTATGATCCCAAATACACAATGCAGATTACAATCAATGGTCAGCTATTATTATCCATATTAGCAGAGACCCTTGTTGACAATATAAAAGATTTGACAATGTTACAAATCAATACAGATGGTGTAACAGTAAAGATTAAAAGAACTGATAAGGATTTGTTATTATCTTTCTGTAAAAGATGGGAAGAGATGACCAGACTGACGCTTGAATATGCTGAATACAAAAAGATGGTAATAAGAGATGTGAATAATTATCTTGCAGTAACAGTTGAAGGCAAAGTTAAACCTAAAGGTTGCTTTGAAATTACTCCGATGCAGAATGGAGCTGTTGCATATAATAAGGATTGGTCAATGAGAGTTGTACCAAAAGCTCTCCATGCATA